GTGAATGAAGATGGCGTCTAACGACGCTACCGTTGCCGTTGCTTGCAACAACAACAACGACAAGGAAAAATCTTCAGGTGAAGGCTTATTCACAAATATGTCTTCCACCTTAAAGAAAGCCCTCGGGGCTAGGCCCAAACAGCCTGCCTCGAGAGACGAATCACAAAAGCCCCCAAGACCACCAACTCCCGAGTTGGTCAAGAGGATACCCCCTCCTCCACCTAATGGCGAAGAAGAAGAAGAACCAGTCATTAGGTATGAGGTTAAGAGTGGGATCTCTGGCCTGCCCGAGCTCACAACAGTCCCCCAACCGGACGTGGCCAACACAGCATTCAGTGTTCCACCACTGAGCTTGAGAGAAAACAGGGAGGCCAAGGAACCGCTAACAGGGGCAATATTAGAGATGTGGGATGGAGAGATATACCACTATGGCCTGTACGTGGAGAAAGGCTTAGTGTTGGGTGTGCACAAACCACCTGCAGCCATAAGCATGGCAAGAGTGGAGCTGACGCCGCTGTCATTGTACTGGCGTGTGGTGTACACTCCCCAATACCTCATCTCCCCTGAAACTCTCAGGAGGCTCAACGGAGAGGCGTTCCCTTACACCGCCTTCGACAACAACTGCTATGCCTTTTGCTGCTGGGTGTTAGACCTCAATGACTCATGGCTTAGCAGGAGGATGGTGCAAAGAACAACGGGCTTCTTCAGACCTTACCAAGAGTGGAACAGAAAACCCCTGCCTACCATGGATGACTCCAAAATTAAGAAGGTAGCAAATATATTCCTATGTTCATTGTCCACATTATTCACCAGACCCATAAAAGACCTCATAGGAAAAATTAAACCATTAAACATATTGAACATCCTGGCAACGTGTGACTGGACGTTTGCCGGAATAGTGGAGTCTCTGATATTACTTGCTGAACTCTTCGGAGTTTTCTGGACACCCCCAGATGTGTCTGCTATGATCGCTCCCTTACTCGGGGACTACGAGTTGCAAGGGCCAGAAGACCTCGCCGTTGAACTCGTACCTGTGGTAATGGGAGGGATTGGTTTGGTGTTGGGATTCACCAAAGAGAAAATTGGCAAAATGTTGTCCTCAGCAGCATCAACACTCAGGGCTTGCAAAGATCTTGGTGCCTATGGCTTAGAGATACTCAAATTGGTCATGAAGTGGTTCTTCCCAAAGAAAGAGGAGGCCAACGAGCTAGCCATGGTGAGGGCCATAGAGGATGCCGTACTAGATCTTGAGGCAATAGAAAATAACCACATGACAACCCTGTTGAAAGACAAAGACAGCTTAGCAACATACATGAAAACACTGGACATGGAGGAGGAGAAAGCCAGAAGATTGTCCACAAAATCTGCATCCCCTGACATAGTTGGGACAATCAACGCCCTGCTGGCTCGAATAGCAGCGGCCAGGTCATTAGTCCACAGGGCCAAGGAAGAGCTATCTAGCAGGATAAGACCAGTAGTTGTTATGATATCTGGCAAACCAGGAATAGGCAAAACTCATCTGGCCAGGGAGGTGGCAAGAAAGGTGGCATCCACTCTCACAGGGGATCAAAGAGTCGGACTCATACCAAGAAACGGTGTGGACCATTGGGATGCATACAAAGGTGAGAGAGTCGTGCTGTGGGACGACTATGGCATGAGTAACCCCATTCATGATGCTCTTCGCATACAAGAATTGGCTGATACGTGTCCCCTTACCTTAAATTGTGACAGAATTGAAAATAAGGGAAAAGTTTTTGACAGTGAAGTCATAATAATTACAACAAACCTTGCCAATCCAGCCCCACTTGATTATGTCAACTTTGAGGCCTGTTCCAGGAGAATTGATTTCCTGGTGTACGCTGAGGCACCAGAAGTAGAAAAGGCAAAACGGGACTTTCCTGGTCAGCCAGATATGTGGAAGGACGCCTTCAAGCCGGACTTTTCACACATCAAGCTACAGCTTGCACCTCAGGGCGGCTTTGACAAGAATGGCAACACCCCACACGGGAAAGGAGTGATGAAGACCCTCACTACCGGTTCTCTGATTGCCCGTGCATCAGGCCTACTGCATGAGAGGATGGATGAATTTGAACTCCAAGGTCCCACAATCACCACCTTCAATTTCGACCGGAACAGAATCACAGCATTCAGGCAATTGGCTGCAGAAAACAAGTATGGATTGGTGGATACCATGAAAGTTGGCAATCAACTAAAAGGAGTGAAAACCATGGAAGAACTCAAACAAGCAATTAGGAATGTGACCATCAAGAGGTGCCGGATCATCTACGGTGGCTCCACGTATGACCTTGAATCTGATGGCAAGGGCAAAGTTTTGGTGGAAAAGGTCAAGAACACCTCTGTGCAGACCAACAACGAGTTGGCCGGGGCCCTGCACCATCTCAAACACGCCCGAATCAGGTACTATGTCAAATGTGTGCAAGAAGCAGTCTATTCCATCATACAAATCGCCGGCGCTGCGTTTGTCACCACGCGCATTGCACGCCGCATGAACATACAAGAACTCTGGTCGAAGCCACAATTAGATCAAAATGAATCAGAGACTAAGGAAGAGGCCCCCAAGTCAGAAGATGACGAGTTCATCATATCTTCTAAGGACATCAAGGAGGAAGGAAAGAAGGGCAAAAACAAAACTGGCCGTGGCAAGAAACACACTGCATTCTCCAGCAAGGGTTTGAGCGATGAGGAGTATGACGAGTACAAGAGGATAAGAGAAGAGAGAAATGGGAAGTACTCTATAGAGGAGTATCTTCAAGACAGAGACAGGTACTATGAGGAGCTCGCCATTGCCAAGGCCACGGAAGAGGATTTCTGTGAAGAGGAGGAGATCAAAATCCGCCAGAGAATTTTCCGTCCCACCAGGAAACAAAGAAAGGAAGAGAGGGCCACATTAGGGCTAGTAACAGGTTCGGAAATCAGAAAAAGAAACCCTGATGACTTCAAACCCAAAGGGAAGCTGTGGGCCGATGACAACAGAAGTGTTGACTACAATGAGAAACTGGACTTTGAGGCCCCCCCAAGCATATGGTCTAGGATTGTGAGCTTTGGTTCTGGCTGGGGCTTCTGGGTATCACCAAGCCTGTTCATAACATCAACTCATGTAATCCCCGCAGGCATAACAGAAGCGTTTGGAGTCCCCATCAAACAAATTCAGATCCACAAATCAGGTGAATTTTGCCGATTCAGATTCCCAAAACCAATTAGACCAGATGTGACAGGAATGATCTTGGAAGAAGGTGCGCCTGAAGGCACCGTGGCAACTGTGCTCATCAAACGCCCCACCGGAGAGCTCATGCCTCTTGCAGCCAGAATGGGAACACACGCAACCATGAAAATTCAAGGCCGCATGGTTGGCGGACAGATGGGTATGTTGCTCACTGGATCAAATGCTAAAGGAATGGACTTGGGAACAACTCCTGGTGACTGTGGCTGTCCTTACATCTATAAAAGGGGCAATGACTATATAGTCATTGGGGTGCACACTGCAGCAGCCCGTGGTGGAAACACCGTCATTTGTGCCACACAGGGAAGTGAGGGTGAGGCAACTCTTGAGGGTGGAGATGACAAAGGAACATACTGTGGGGCACCCATTCTAGGCCCTGGGGGTGCACCAAAATTGAGCACCAAAACCAAATTTTGGAGGTCATCGAACACGCCCCTTCCACCAGGGACATATGAGCCTGCCTACCTCGGTGGCCGTGACCCGCGTGTTAAGGGTGGGCCCTCCTTGCAGCAGGTAATGAGAGACCAGTTGAAGCCATTCACTGAACCCAGGGGCAAACCTCCAAGACCAAGTGTATTGGAAGCAGCCAAACAAACCATTATCAATGTCCTCGAACAAACCCTGGACCCTCCACAAAAATGGACATACGCACAGGCGTGTGCCTCACTTGACAAAACCACCTCCAGCGGGCATCCCCATCACGTCCGAAAGAATGAATTCTGGAATGGTGAGACCTTCACTGGTAAATTGGCAGACCAAGCATCAAAAGCAAACCTAATGTTTGAGGAAGGGAAACACATGACACCAGTGTATACAGCAGCACTCAAGGACGAGCTAGTCAAGACTGAGAAAATCTATGGAAAGATCAAGAAGAGACTGCTCTGGGGCTCTGACTTGTCCACCATGATCCGGTGCGCTAGGTCATTTGGTGGACTCATGGACGAGATGAAGGCACACTGCATATCACTCCCAGTACGAGTTGGCATGAATATGAATGAAGATGGCCCAATAATATTTGAGAAACATTCCAGATACAAATACCACTATGATGCAGACTACTCTCGTTGGGATTCAACACAACAGAGGGCAGTGCTAGCAGCAGCCTTGGAAATCATGGTCAGATTCTCTGCAGAACCACAATTGGCACAAATAGTCGCTGAGGATCTGCTGGCCCCTAGTGTAGTAGATGTAGGAGACTTTAAAATCACAATAAATGAAGGGCTCCCATCTGGTGTGCCATGCACTTCTCAATGGAACTCCATCGCACACTGGCTGCTAACTCTCTGTGCCTTGTCTGAAGTCACCAAACTGTCCCCTGACATTATACAAGCAAATTCCATGTTCTCATTTTACGGTGATGACGAGATTGTCAGCACCGACATAAAATTGGACCCTGAACAGTTAACCGCCAAGTTGAAGGAGTACGGCCTGAAACCAACCCGCCCAGACAAGACCGAGGGACCCCTGATCATCAGTGAAGATTTGAACGGACTCACTTTCCTCCGAAGGACGGTGACTCGTGACCCAGCTGGCTGGTTTGGAAAACTGGACCAAAGCTCGATTTTGAGGCAGATGTACTGGACTAGAGGACCAAATCATGAAGACCCCAATGAGACAATGATACCCCATTCTCAAAGACCCATACAGCTCATGGCACTGCTTGGTGAAGCCTCTCTTCACGGACCCTCTTTCTACAGTAAGATCAGTAAATTGGTCATAACTGAACTCAAAGAAGGTGGGATGGACTTTTACGTGCCAAGGCAGGAACCCATGTTCAGGTGGATGAGGTTTTCTGACTTGAGCACGTGGGAGGGCGATCGCAATCTGGCTCCCAATTTCGTGAATGAAGATGGCGTCGAGTGACGCCAACCCATCTGATGGGTCCGCAGCCAACCTCGTACCAGAGGTCAACAATGAGGTTATGGCTTTGGAGCCCGTTGTTGGTGCCGCTATTGCGGCACCTGTAGCGGGCCAACAAAATGTAATTGACCCCTGGATTAGAAATAATTTTGTACAAGCCCCTGGTGGGGAGTTTACAGTATCCCCTAGAAACGCTCCAGGTGAAATACTATGGAGCGCGCCCCTAGGCCCTGACCTAAATCCCTACCTATCCCATTTGGCCAGAATGTACAATGGTTATGCAGGTGGTTTTGAAGTGCAAGTAATTCTCGCGGGGAACGCGTTCACCGCCGGGAAGATCATATTTGCAGCAGTCCCACCAAATTTTCCAACTGAAGGCTTAAGTCCTAGCCAGGTCACTATGTTCCCCCATATAATAGTAGATGTTAGACAATTAGAACCTGTGCTGATTCCCTTACCCGATGTTAGGAATAATTTCTATCATTATAATCAGTCAAATGACTCCACTATTAAGTTGATAGCAATGTTGTATACACCACTTAGGGCTAATAATGCTGGGGATGATGTTTTCACAGTTTCGTGCCGAGTTCTCACGAGACCATCCCCCGATTTTGATTTCATATTTTTAGTGCCACCTACAGTTGAGTCAAGAACTAAACCATTCTCTGTCCCAGTTTTAACTGTTGAGGAGATGACCAATTCAAGATTCCCCATTCCTTTGGAAAAGTTGTTCACGGGCCCCAGCAGTGCCTTTGTTGTTCAACCACAAAACGGCAGGTGCACAACTGATGGCGTGCTCCTAGGCACCACCCAACTGTCTCCTGTCAACATCTGCACCTTCAGAGGGGATGTCACCCACATCACAGGTAGTCGCAACTACACAATGAATTTGGCTTCTCAAAATTGGAACAACTATGACCCAACAGAAGAAATCCCAGCCCCTCTAGGAACTCCAGATTTTGTGGGAAAGATTCAAGGCATGCTCACCCAAACCACAAGGACAGATGGTTCAACACGCGGCCACAAAGCTACAGTGTACACTGGGAGCGCCGACTTTGCTCCAAAACTGGGTAGAGTTCAATTTGAAACTGACACAGACCATGATTTTGAAGCTAATCAAAACACAAAGTTCACCCCAGTCGGTGTCATCCAAGATGGTAGCACCACCCACCGAAACGAACCCCAACAGTGGGTGCTCCCAAGTTACTCAGGCAGAAATACTCACAATGTACATCTGGCCCCCGCTGTAGCCCCCACCTTTCCGGGTGAGCAACTTCTCTTCTTCAGATCCACCATGCCCGGATGCAGCGGGTACCCCAACATGGATTTGGACTGTCTGCTCCCCCAGGAATGGGTGCAGTACTTCTACCAAGAGGCAGCCCCAGCACAATCTGATGTGGCTCTGCTAAGATTTGTGAATCCAGACACAGGTAGGGTTTTGTTTGAGTGCAAGCTTCACAAATCAGGCTATGTCACAGTGGCTCACACTGGCCAACATGATTTGGTTATCCCCCCCAATGGTTACTTTAGGTTTGATTCCTGGGTCAACCAGTTCTACACGCTTGCCCCCATGGGAAATGGAACGGGGCGTAGACGTGTAGTATAATGGCTGGAGCTTTCTTTGCTGGATTGGCATCTGATGTCCTTGGCTCTGGACTTGGTTCCCTTATCAATGCTGGGGCTGGGGCCATCAACCAAAAAGTTGAGTTTGAAAATAACAGAAAATTGCAACAAGCATCCTTCCAATTTAGCAGCAATCTGCAACAGGCTTCCTTTCAACATGATAAAGAGATGCTCCAAGCACAAATTGAGGCCACCAAAAAGCTACAACAGGAAATGATGAAAGTTAAGCAGGCAATGCTCCTAGAGGGTGGGTTCTCTGAGACAGATGCAGCCCGCGGGGCAATTAACGCCCCCATGACAAAAGCTTTGGACTGGAGCGGGACAAGGTATTGGGCTCCCGATGCTAGGACTACAACATACAATGCAGGCCGCTTTTCCACCCCTCAACCATCGGGGGCACTGCCAGGAAGAGCTAATCTTAGGGATGCTGTCCCTGCTCGGGGACCCTCCAATAAATCTTCTAACTCTTCTACTGCCACCTCTGTGTACTCAAATCAAACTATTTCAACGAGACTTGGTTCTACAGCTGGTTCTGGAACCAGTGTCTCGAGCCTCCCGTCAACTGCAAGGACTAGGAGCTGGGTTGAGGACCAAAGTAGGAATCTGTCACCTTTCATGAGGGGGGCCCACAACATATCATTTGTCACCCCACCATCTAGCAGATCCTCTAGCCAAGGCACAGTCTCAACCGTGCCTAAAGAGATTTTGGACTCCTGGACTGGCGCTTTCAACACGCGCAGGCAGCCTCTCTTCGCTCACATTCGTAAGCGAGGGGAGTCACGGGCGTAATGTGAAAAGACAAAACTGATTATCTTTCTTTTTCTTTAGTGTCTTTTAAAAAAA